GGAGACACTCCAAACCACAACTCCCAAACGCACAAATGTAGACAAGACTTGCAGTTGTTCTTCTTTATCATCCAAGCCTTCCTTTAGTTTTTGAAGAGGATTCTTCTTTTTTGGTTCGTTTGCTTGTGACTCTGGCATAGAAAGATAGAAACAATAGTTTAAGATTACTCCTAAAACGTACAAAATGCCTCAAGAACTACTCGCAGCCTTGATTGGGGCAGCTATATCTGGAGCGTTAATGGTCTTAGCGAACCGTTCCAATCGTAATCAAGGTAATTTTCGTGAAATATTCCATCGTTTAAATGCTGTAGAGAAGGACGTTGCTAGATTAGAAGTATCTAAGAGAGATCCCCAAGGATGGAGGAAAAGATAGCAATGGCGAGAGCCAGAATCAAGGAATTAGAATTATTGATAAAACATTGGGAAAAGAAAAAGTGAATTGCTGGCACTGTGACACCGAATTGATTTGGGGAAGCGACTCTGATTGTGAACACTTAGAAGACTTTGATTATGTAGCTTTTCTAAGTTGTCCTCAATGTATGTCGGAGGTAGAGGTCTATCATCCTAAACCCAAAAGCAAACCCCCCTAGAGCCTCTACTCTCTAAGGGGTGTTGACTAACATCGCATCCCACTGCGTGTTTAATAATTTACTTGCAGCCTCCTTTAAATAAATGTGCTATTTAACCTTAGCCAATTCTTTTTTAGTGTTCAATAGGTAAGCTCTCTCAATTTGCCTTCTTTTTTCTAAGCAGTGTGAACAAAAACATAAATTAGTTTTCTGTTCCATAATCCTGTTAGGTTGAGTATCGGCTTAAACGACAAAACCTCCCTTTAAGTGCAAATCTAGGGAGGTTATGTCTGGGTGGTGGGGACCACTAAGCCAAATGTAGCGTTTATATATAAGATTGTGAAGAGTGAGTCTATTTATGAGAAAACTATTCAAGCCTCTGTTACCTCTTCTTTATGCTTTTTTGCGTAGTGAAGCAGGTAAAAAACTGTTACTTGACTTGTTGAAAGCAGCTTCAAAACAGACTACAAATACACTTGATGATCAAGCTGTAAACTTCTTACAGTCAAGGTTATACCCTAATTCAACTACTACATTGCAATGACAAATTACGATCCAACATGGTTAGAAGAAGATAGGCAGAGGATGTTAAATATGGAGCGTTGGTATGTTCTTGATGGTCGTCACCTACCTGACAATCCTATGCACGGCTTATACACTGGGTTAGCAGCTAAAGGAGCAACACTAGATGGAGAACTTAGATGAACAATTTGTTCTGTTAGATCAACTAATGGAACCTGCCACAATGGAGCAGGAATTAGAGCTAGAGAAAAAGATCTTATGGTTTACAGAGGGAGCAACAAAAGAGCAATTAGCAAGGCATTGCGAAGCGGTAGAAAGGCAACACTTTCATCAATCACAATTTATTGCTAATTGTTTAAAAGAAATAGCAAGATGTAAAGCAAAAATTGCTTGTTTAGAGAATCCTGTAAGACAACCTACGTTTAAAAACTTTCTTAGAAAAATATTAGACCTGTAAAGGTACATACCTAGTGTTTCGTCCTTTCCATTTTACTTCGCCTGTTTTTATAACAACTTCTGGATATTGAAGTGAATACCAACGATGTTCACAAATAGGACATTTTCTGCGTCTAATTGTAACCCCGTCAGTGTTACGTTTAGTGCATACAACTCTAGTCCTAAGTTGATTGCACTTAGGGCAAGGACAATAAGTTTGATTCATTATTTACGGAGCTGGAACGAGTATGTGTTGTGCGTGTTCTGAACTTCGACCATCAGGCCATTTAACGCCGTAGTAGTAACAAATTCGATCTCTTTTGTTATGTTTTTCTATGACCTTGATAATTGTTCCAATGTTGGAATCAGTTGTTAGGCAAACTCCTATGCTGCCTCTTTTTTTGTTGACTTGATCATTGATCTTGTATTTCGGTGTAGACATTCTTTTCTTATTGACTTGATCGTTAATCTTGTATTTTGGTGAGGGCATTTTTTTGTAAATAGAGTTGTACTAGTTTTTTCTTGCTGCAATGAGCTTTTGAGTCGGCTAATGATCTTAACTCTCTACTTGGAAGGTCTAAAAGAAATCTTTTAAATCCGTCATAAGATTTTGGGCTTCTGTACACAAAACCTGATCCTAAAAAATTAAAAAGTTTTTTCATTTAAATCTTTGGGATCTTTGTTCTCGAAATGAGTTGATGGTTGATTCAATTCTTCAGATCTTAATTTCCTATATAACCTGTCTGGAAGAAGATTGGCAATTTTTGCGTTTTCTGTTGAACCAAACAATTTAATTTCCCTCTTTTCTTGTGCTTTTTTCTTTCCTTTAGCTCTTCTTACAACAGTTTTCTGCCAATTTTGTTCGTCTTCCTCTGCTAATTCATCATAGACTTCTGGAAAAGTTTCTTCGAGAAATTTAAAAACAAGTTCTTTAATAAATAAGCTGGGGGATTTTCCTAGTTCACTTTGAACGTAGGAAACAAATAAACTTCCTCTTTTTGGGGGCAATAAAGATTGGATCATGTATTGCCCATCTTTTCGTGGTTTAAGATGTTTCATCCTGAATGGATTTTGATTAAGATTAGTGTATTAGTGTAGAAAAAGCAATTTATTCATAGTTAATATCTCTTAAAGCCTCGACACTTTCCTCTAGTTTCGCCAAGATTGTTAGTGAATTAAGAGAATCGAGTTTACGATTGATTTGATTTAGTTTTTGTGTATCACCAAAAGCTTCGTTTTGTTCTTCTGTAATTAAGTTATAGCATTGATGAATACGTTCTAAAGGTTGATCTTTATAAGGATCAGTTTGTCTTGCAAATTTACTACCAACAATGACAGATAAAAGTTGATTTAATGCTCTTTTTTGTTGATTCATCCTTTTGCCTCCATTTTTTGTTGCCATGATTGAGCTAGTTTTTCTTTGGGAGTTATTCCGTCAAAATTAGATAGTTCCTGATCTGTAGGATCATAATCAAAACAATCCTCTGCTTCTTTTACATATTCATCAATAATGTCATGTAAAAAACGTATCTCTTGATCAGGCATATATCTTTTTTGATCTTCTTGATTTATTTCATCAAGTTCTGCTGTAATCTCACCAGCCCTTGCTGTAAAACAAATCCATTGCTTTGCTTGTGTTTTTAATCCAGCAGTGATTGTCGATAATGCTTTACGAAGTTCTCTTGCGTGAACGTGAGGATTGTGATTAATAAAAGTTTCTGTCTGAATACTATGGTTAATAGCTTGATCACAAATTTTGATCAAAGATTCTAGTTTTTCAACTTCGATAGAAACTTTAGGAGAATAAGGTTGAGTCGTTTTCATTGGTTTAAAAAAGAGGGGCCATAAAATGACCCTGTATTGGTTTAGAAGTTAGGTTCTACTTCGATTTTTCTAGGATTGATATTGCCAAAGCAACCATATCCATCGTTTGATTCTTTACCTTTACCGTTGAGATAGACAACAGATTTCTTTTCTTCTCCGTTCTCCTTACTCCAGACTTTTCCTTGCTTGTGCTTAGAAGTATCTGCTTCTAATGCCATTAAAAGATTGACTAGACCGGCAATTGAATCAACAGGAATTGCAAGACCTATTGTTTTAGGATTCTTATCTGAATCGTCAAAAGTGTTATCTCCTACAGACCATTTGATTGGATAAGGGAATGCAGGAACGAAATCGTTTTTAAAGTCAGCCATTTGAATAAAAGTGGTTAATTAGTTTACTAGGTTTAATGTCGTTTTTTAGAGACTCGACATTACATTTACGTCTATTTGAAAGTTGTGTAAGAACTGCTTTTGCAGCGTGATCAACAGCTTCAGGAGTCATTACGGAGAGTCAGATTCTACTTCCGCTATTTTGGACTTTATGAAAGAAAAATGCTCTGGAGTTGTAATAAATTCCTTTATTTTCGTGGAAGATATGTTGTATTCCAGTCTGAAAGCACTAATGACTCTGTTTTTTCCAGCAGTATTTAACTTATTCAGATCTGTTTCAAGATCATCTAGCTGGGATTCAGGAAGTAATGCTTGAGCAACTTTTCCAGTTACCATTTCATGTGCAGCAGTAGAAGGTTTTATTTGCCTTGCATTAGCACCCCTTTGAGGAGAACGAGCAATCTCTTTCTTTGCTGGGGTTGGTGCAGGTTCATTTGCTTCTTGAATTTCAATCTGTGCCCATAATTCATAAGCTAATCCAAATGTGAAACAAGCACAGGCACATAAACATCTTCTATGAGAGTTTTGAATATGCGTAGAACTTATTTGATCAAGTTTTATTGGTCGATTTGCGTTATCTGTAATAGCAAATGGATAAAGTGGCCCTCTTTCTTGTGTATCTATATGTTCATAAAATCCCATAAGGTATCCAGTACCATTAGGGGCTTGAAAAACATAGTCACATGAACTGGTTTCAGTGTGATTTGATTGAAGATGAAACATCCAGCCATCAGCATGTTCTCGCAAAAGTTGTGCTGTTTTAGCCCAAGGGACATAATCAAACTTCATCTTCTTATAAAGATCTTCGGTTTTGATTATTCCTGCAAGGTTTGGAATAAGGCTTGATTTTGTTTTTTGTAGGTTAGGCATGCGTTATGCTTTGAACTTCTTGAATCTACATTATTAGTGTAGAAAAGTCAACTTAATGTGCGAATGATTATTTTAGCTCCCTGATTTTCTCCGGCTACGCAATAGCGTTTACTGTTTCTGTTTTGAACAATCAAGGAATCATCTTTCAATACATTGCCACCACTACTTTCTGACAAGGCATCATAAGTACTGCGCTGAAGTTTATCTATGTCGCCAATCCCTTTACTTGTTACAAATACAGGAGCAGATGGTTTTAATTTTCTTGAATTTTTACCAGTACCAAAATGACTTTTAGGTCTTACAAAAATAAATATAATTTCTATTTCTACAGCTTGATCAATAACTTCTCCATCGTAATGAGTTAATGCTGCTTCTTTTACGTCCTGCCTCCAAGGTTTTACACGTTTACTATTTTCAATCATGATCCCATTCCCTACATGTCTTTTACTACCTTGAGGAGCAGGGATTCCTATTACAGGAATAAAAATTTCATTCATTTTTCCTTTCAAAGTACTTGTCAATAGCAATTCTTACAATTGAAGAGATAGAAGTTCCAGGTTTTGAATGCTTTTTTAGTGATTCATATTGGTCAGGTGTTACTTGAAGTGTCAGTCGGTGTAATTTTTCAACCATAGCTTTAAATAGTTAAGGTCTTTGGTGTCATTATGCCACTAAAATAGCATCATTTTTTATTGGTATGGTTGCTTAGAAGTGAATAAGACCTTCGTGATTATTGTCTTCGTTGGATTTTTTAATTGCGATAATGTGAGAAGAATAACTATGAGAATATTTATTCGTTGAAGGTAAGGTTTTGAAAGAAGTAAAAGGATCTGTTTCGTAATTAGTATTAATTCTTTTTACTGAAGATCCTTTCATGAATAAATGACCAGCTTTAATTGCTAATCTTAAAGTTTCTATATCCCAAGTAGCTCTACGGTTATCTCTTTTATGTTTTAATGCTTTTCTAGCGACGAAAGGAGCTAAGTCAGTTTTGTTGTTGATTGTAAATCTTTCAGAATAGCCATCAATAAATAGATCTAGCCAAAAAATGCTCCTATCGAAAGCGTTTTGGTTATGTTTATATGTTCTTCTAATATGTGGAGGTCTATAAGTCATCTCAACAAAAATTTTAAGAGCAACAGCCAGAGCAGGGGATGTGTATTTATTTCTCAAGTAATTTATTTTATCTAATTCATTAAAATATTTAGAATGTTTTTTATATACTTCTGTGATTAGTTTGTCGTATCGACTTAATCCATATAAATAAGTACCTGTATAAGCTGTATTTAGTTCGCAAATTGCATTTTTTATCGCAGAACATTCTTGTCTTTTCATTACAGTGCCGCCTACAGTAATCCTTTCTGATTGAGTTCTTTTCTTTCCGTTATCCCCCTGTTGAGCCGCTACATGTGGGAGATTTTTAGCAATAAAGAAAGGAGCAGGTAGGTTTGCCTCAATAACAGCATTAAGCCTGTGTTGACCATTAACAAGTATTCCTTCTTCATCAAAAGAGATACAGTCCCAACTCAAATTAAATTCTTGTTTCTTTATTAATAGAGAAAGCTCTTTAACCCAAGGTTTTCTCAATATTCTGTTATTTTTAAAGTTGCAACTTAAATAATTTTTAGCTATTTCTGGTGTTACAAGTTCTAATTTTACTTCAATATCATCTAGATCAATGATGCCGTCAGCAGTCTTGTAAAATTTCATTCAATTTATATCATTGTGCTATCACAATAGCATCGCTATAGCATCAACGTCAAGTCAAAAAGGAATTTCCTGTTTTTCTTCAAATATTTCCCATGCTTTATGCCAAGCATCTAGGCATTCATTAACAGGTTGATCATCACCAATTGTTGTTTTATTAGGTTTAGCCCAAATCGTTTTACATACATCAACTTCTAATCCATGATGTGTTTTTAGTGCCTCCACGTAACTTCCTAATTGAGCATTAGTGGAATAAGTACGACCTGATTTACTTTGAGATTTAAGATCAATCAACATTAATCTTTTTGATTCATGGTCATAACCCAAAAGATCTAATTGACCTCCTACAGATTTCTTAAGATCACACAACATATATTCGACTGCCCAAGGTTCT